GTACGGGTAAAAATTGATGTCAATAACATTATCCAATGCACGAATTATCGTCTTAACTGTAGTCTTTAGTTTGTCATAGTCTATAGAGTATCTTCCATCTTCATTTTGATGATGTGATTTGCCAAGCAGATAGATGATAGGTTGCAAACAGCAGTTTCACCAGCTTCAATTTTTTCTCCAAACTGATCATTGTTTCCATATGTAGATGCAATGGTGTGAAGGAAGATTTCTGTACAATTATGAACGAGAATTCCGTTCGCATAAAAATTGCTATTGTCTTCTACTGTCACATCGTATACGTCTTCTTTTTCGTCTAAATATTCTATTGTTAAACTCATATTAATCTTCCCTTTGTAAGTTCTAGTGATTTTATTTTTGGATCTTCTTGTAGAACTCTGTAGTTTCTAACACCGTCATTGTACCATGCTTTGTTCTTGCTCATTATCCCTATTCTTTCTTTATGTTCTTTGGTTTTTTTATAGCAAAATATTTCTGAACAATCAAATTCCTCCCCCATCTCTTTCTTTATTTCTTTTATAACCATTGATTTAAAACCCTTAAACCCTTCTCCGTCGAATCTGTTTTTTGAATAAGACATTGGCAAACTATTATTCTTTGAATGTTCAATCCATGATTTCTTTGTACTGGAGAAGTCGTTCTCTTTTATAAAGCATATTGCAGAATCGATTATATCTCTGTCTTCCAATCCGCACCATCTAGGGTTCTTTTCTTTCGAAAATAATTTGCTATGATTATCAATCCATTGAGAGTATTTTTCATGTGACATTTTCCCAACTACATTGCCTCCATCTCCACCTAGTGTCATATTGTATCCAGTCTTAAACGTGTCATATTCTCTAATAAACTCTTTTTCTTTTTCGCATGCTTCTTCCTGACTTGTGGCCGTAAATAGAATCTTTGTTTTAATATCATCTATACCGTACTTCCTAATTGCATAATAAAATTTTGTCTTAATTCCATATTTAGAATTTATATAATGTTTATGAAGTCTATTCCCGACCCCAATGCTTGTGTATCCTATGTAGCTTTTTTTACTTGTTTTAAAAGTGTGAATGTAAATATTATATTCCATTTTTATCCTCCTAGTGTTATACTATAAATTAGGAGAATACTGAGATATTCCTTCTTTTACTGAAATATTCTTACTCTAAATCAAGAATATCTTCTTCCTTTAAATTTTTTGCCATGACATATCCCCTGTTTTTTGTATATATTTCATGATCTGCTGTGCATTTTATGCTTTTTCCTGATTTGTCATCTGTTATCTTTATGACTTCAGAATCTTTTTGAGTTAGTGCAGCTTCTGTTATCTTTTTGAATTCTATTTCATCTGTATTGATATTCTTTGATAAAATTGATATTTTATTACCATTAATTGATCCGTCCTCCTTGGCCTGTCGATATGAATTTACTAAATCGTCAAGTCTCATTGGGGTCAATACGTCATTTATCATTACGACTACATTTGAATCGCCCGTTAGGCATAAGTTACTTCCGTGAACAATTCCCTTGTGAATATTTGAATACCTAAAGTTTGCATTATCTTTAAAAGTCGGCCAAGGGTGGCTTGTCTCAAAAAGCGTTTTTAGGATTTCTTTCCATAGGTCTTTTGCTTCCATTGTTCGGAAGTTTTTAATCTCTCCTTCTGCGGCCGATTTTTCGTACTCTTCATAAAGCTTATTGAATTTATCTCCATAGCAATCTGCTAACCCTTTCGCCTCATCTGGACAGAAAAGAGTCCACTTGCCTTTCTCTTCTACTCTTTGCATGAATAGATCGGGAATCCAAAGTGCAGTATTTAAATCGTGGGCTCTACGGCGTTCTTCTCCGCTGTCTTTTCTAAGGTCGATGAAGTCTTCTATATCAATATGCCAAGGCTCTATGTACGCACATCCGCTGCCTTTTCTTTTGCCACCTTGATCACAGGCAATAAGCATATCATTGTAGACTTTTAGCCACGGGATAAGCCCCCCAGACTTTCCGTTAGTTCCTCTCACTTTTGCATTCATTCCTCTGATCTTAGATACATGGAATCCTAAACCCCCAGCGTGCTTAGACTTTCTAGCTTCCTGCCAAAGACCGTCAAATATTCCGTTTACAGAGTCGGGTATTTCAGATAAGTAGCAGGAGGAAAGCTGATTGTTTTCACTTCCAGAGTTGAATAGAGTGGGAGTAGAGGCAGATGCAGAATGCTGGCTATATGTATCGTATAATTCTTTTATGAATTCTTCTTTATTTTCTTCATCATAACAAAGTCCCATCGCAACTCTCATATGGAAATGTTGTGGTGTCTCTATTACCTTGTCATCTTGTCGTTGAAGATATCTATCATACAAGTTTTGCACACCAACATAGTTGTAAAGTGAATCTCTTTCTGGTTTAATATACGATGCTAATTCTTTCAAATCATATTGCAGCATGCTTTTATGGTATCTACCATTCTTTACACCTTTCTTGATGTTTTTAATGAAAGCACCGCGATAGTCTTCTTCAAATGTATCACAGTCAACACTCTCACCGAAAACTTCTTTGTATAGGCAATTAAGAAGGAGTCTAGCTGCGACATATGAATATGCAGGGTTCTTAAATATTTTTGATCTTGCAGTTAGTATTAGGCTGCTGTCTATTTCAGATGTTTTTATTTTGTTATTGAATGCTATTTGTGCATCTAAAACTACTTCCGATGCTGAAACGTCATCTAGGCCCTCACATGCTCTTTCAACACACTTGTTTATTTTATCTGGGTTAAAGCCCTCTAGCCTTCCGTTTCGTTTCTTGACATTAATATCTTTTTGCATTCCTATCTCCTAAATTCATATGCGTTTTAACAAGTGTAAAATTATATATCAGTGTCAGTTTAACAATAATTGCTAACACTAAGTTGTTTCTCTTTTCTGTTTTAGTTTTATTCTTTACGTGCTACGATGAGCCTTGATTCTTCTGGTCTTTATTTTGGCGTTATAGCTTTTAATCTCTGAGTTTTGATAGATCATTTTTTAAGTCCTTTTCTTTTTTATCTTCGCAGTGATCATAATATTCTAAGTATGCTTTTGTTTTCCTTTTTCAATCTCAAAGTTAATTTTGAGAGGGTACAAAAGTTTAGAATATACATGAGTTTATAGTCATAATTTTTTACTAACAAAAACAAACCCATTCGAATAGCCACCCTGATTCTTCATCTATTATGATACATGAATGCGAAGCACTATTTTTACCAAGTCAGAACTTTATGGGGCCTATCCTATTTTTCCCATAATTTCTTCACGTACTCTTCCCTTGTGAAAGAAGGGTAATTCTTAGACACATGGTCTATCGCGTCTTGAAGTTTTATCTTTTTTCCTTCAAAATGATCATTTCTTGAGCAATTAAAAACATCTACTCCATTCTTTTCTGCTTCTTTTTCTATCCACAATAGCCCTCTATTGCAATTAGGAATGGTATTCGATGTGTGGAACTTATTTTTTCCATAGAAATTAGTTTTACCGCCCTTATCGTACTGGCAGTCCATTCCTACTAAGTGTATGGGATTGCAGCCTAAAAGGTAAGCTAGCTGGAAGGCTAGCGGTCCACTGGCTCCCCCTCCGTGTAGCCTTCCAGGAGATGTTGCCATCTTCCACGGGCCTCCTTCAAGAATAAAGTTATAGAATTTCCCTCTTGGGTCCGCGTGGTTCCTACAATACTTTATGCATTCTTTTTTTGCGATGTTATATCTATCTGTAAGCCAAAACTGAATGTCTTGCCACAATAAGATATTGGGATCAATTAATTTATAGGTTTTATTTATTCCTATTGTAAAAAATTGATCTAATTTTTGAACTGGTTCGTCTATTAAAGACGGTGCATTTCCGACTAGAAAAGCGGGAACGCCCTTTAATGAATTATTCCAATGTGAGATAGGCAAGCCTGTCTCTCTTCTTTTATTTTGTCTGAATCTTTTTCTAATAGCCATGATTTAATATCGGTAATTGAAGCTCCTCTACCACAAGGGTAGGGGTTTTCTGCCTCCGTT